ATATTTAAAGACGAGGTTTTTTCTTACGATTATAATATTGATATGTTACAAGAATTTTTTGATTATTGGACAGAACCAAGTAAGACAGGTAAGTTACGCTACGAAATGCAAAAAACGTGGTGTACTAACAGACGATTAAAGACGTGGGCAAAGCGTAGTAAAGACTACAATAAAAGCACCTCTAAAATAGACATACAATTAAATGAATACGAAAAGGGTAAACAATATTTATGAAAGAAAAACTATACGATATTATCTCACGAACTGCAATAGAACTAGGACATAAGACAGACGGCAAAACACTTGCAGTATTATCAAAAACATTTGCTTATGATTTAGAAAATGATAAAAGATTTAGACGTTTAACAATAGAAGACGTAGACATAGCATTTAGGTTAGGTGTAAGATTAGACGAAAAAGATAGTTTTCTTAATATTAGAACCTTCTACAGGTGGTGTTTAACACACAAAAAAAGACTTCAAGAAGCATATTACGAAGTACACACTTTAGGTGCAGACCCTAAAAAAGTTCCTTACTATAAACAGAACTTGTTACAATGAAAGTAAGACCTAGATTTGGTAACGAGTTTAAAGAAAAGTTAAATGATTTTAGATGTCAGATAATAACACTTGACGAAATAATAAAATATCTTGAAAAGTATTTCAAAAAAAAATATAGTGAAAACAATAAGTAAACTTAAAAAAGAATTAGATAAATGGTTTTCTTTATATATAAGACTGCGTAAAGCAACCGACACAGGACTAGCACAATGCTATACTTGTGGTAAGGTAGATCACTACAAAAAACTACAATGTGGACATTTTCAATCACGTAAATTTTTACCTACACGATTTAATGAGCAAAACTGTCAAGTCCAATGTGCTAAGTGTAATATATTTAGTCAGGGCGAACAATGGTTATTTGGTATAAAATTAAATAAAGAATACGGTTTAGGCACGGCACAAGACTTAGAATTTTTAAGTAAAAGCACAGTTAAAATTACTAGAGTAGAATACAAAGAAAACATTACTTATTACAAAACGCTTGTTAAAAACTTAAAAAAAGAAAAAGGTTTAGATTAAAAAATAAAATTAAATTACAAACGTGAAACCTATATACGTAAATAAAGAACACGAAATAATAATTGAAAAGTATTTAGATACCGTATGTAGTTTTGCTGAACAATGTTCAAGTAAAAATAAATTTAATAATTTTTTAGATGTTCTTGAACAAATTATTGAATATCACAACGAATATAAAATAGCAGCACACACAGGAAATTGGTCAGACTTTCTTTTAATTATACCGATCAATGTAACGACAATGACAAATGGTTTTTTTGCAGGTATAGAAAACAAAAGAAACTTAACACAAATAAGAACGTATCAAATGTTGCTATCAGAAATATTACAAGAAGTAGTAAATAAATTAGGTGACATAAAACCACGTAATGAATAAAATATATAAAATAGTAGGTGAATGTAGAAAACACTTTATAAAAATGTCTTACACATTTACAATAGACGAAAACGAAATAAACGAAGTAGTACAAGAACTTATGTTATACTTCTTACAAATGAATAAAGACACACTTAAAAATATATATGAAAAAGACGGTAAACAAGGTATTTTACGATATGGTGCAGTAGCATTAAGAAGAAGTTTTAATAGCCCTAGAAGTCAATATTTTTATAAATTCAAAAAGTATTATACTAGACTAGACGATAATTGTAATATAACAAACAATTTAAATGAAAAATTAGAAAACATACCTGCAATAGAAGCACCTAAAAATTATATAAAGTTAGAACATATTGACACAGAACTAGATAATATGTATTGGTATGATCGTGAAATATTTAAATTATATTACTACGAAAACAACACGTTAGATAGTCTAGCAGAAAAGACAGGTATAAGTAGAAACAGTTTATACACTACAATAGACAAAGTAAGAAAAGAATTAAAATATATATTCAATGACTAAAAAAAGCAAAGGTTTAGGTGACACAATAAAAAAAATTACTTCAGCTACTAAAATAGACAAGCTAGCAAAAAAAATAGCTAAAGCAGTAGGTAAAGACGATTGTGGGTGTGACGAAAGACAAGAGAAACTAAACAAGATGTTTCCTTATAAAACAGAACAACGAGAATATGATGAAAATTCACCTATGCACTTAAAACAAGAAATACTATGTGTATGGGAAAAGATCAAAGACGGACAAGCACCTGACGTTGAAACGAAAAAAAGATTTGTTGAATTGTATAACACTATATATAAAACCAAATATAAACCCACAACTAATTGTGGTTCGTGTTTACACAATATGTGGAAAGGAATAAAATCACTTTACGAAAAACTATAATGGAGTTTTTAAGACATTTATTTGGAATATGTGGTGAAGCACACCCTAATATATTTCATTTATTTATATATGTGCCTGTAATATCTATAATAGTTTACAAAATCAAATCAATATTAAAATGAAAACACTAACACAAAAAGACAGAATAATAAGACACCTTAACGATAAAGGCAGTATAACTGCATTAGAAGCTATGAAAGAGTATGGTATAATGCGACTAACTTCAAGAATATGCGAACTTAAAGACGAAGGGTATAACATAAGAAGTGAATTTGTTAGCTCTAAAAACAGATATAACGAACCTGTATCATTTAGTAAATATTCTTTAGTATGAAAACATACAAAACAATTAAGTGGGTTTTAAGAAGTCATATTAAAAACAATGTGCGTAGTTTGTGGACATGGCGAAAAGGCGAAGAAGAAGAGTTTAAATGTATATATGAAAACTATAAAGGTGACGACAGGATTTATACAGTACATCAATTATTAAATAAATTAGAACAATGTTAATATTTTTTTTACTTATTATAGGAATTGCTTTTTTATTAATAGTTGGTGTAGCTATTATTGAATTATTAATAACAAAAGAAGAAAACGAGAAACTTGCAGAAAGGACAGACAAAGTAGAACCTAAGCACAAAACAATAACAGGTGCGTTGTATAGAGAAAGAAAAAATGACAAAAAAAATACCTAATTATTATATAGGAAAAATACACGGCTACGAAGCACGAAAAATAATAGAAGACTACGAACTCAACTATAACATAGGTACGGCAGTAAGTTATCTATTAAGAGCAAACAGAAAACACGAAACATCAAAAGAGTGTATAGAAAAAGCACGTGAACACCTACGATTTGAATTAGAACGTTTAGAACTATATGACAAGAACACATCAACAAAATAAATACTATTGGAAATGTATAGTTAAACCTTTATGCGAGCACACAGGGTATCATAAATACGAAATGCATGAACATTTAAAAAATATGTTCATACCTGATCGTACAAGCAATTTAACAACAGAAGATTTTACTTTATTTTGTGAAGAAGTACGTATTTGGGCACAAAATGACTTAGGTGTAATATTAATGCCACCAAATGAATTTAAGTAGTTTCTATTATATAAAAGAATCAGTTAACTAATTTAAACTAATTATATGGACGGAAGAAAAAACAATAAAGGTACAAAAGGTAACAAAGGCGGTAGACCTTCAAAAGCTGAAGAACAAAAGTTAATAGAAAAACTAACACCTTTAAATGACTTAGCACTAAAAGCATTAAAAGAAAGTTTAGAAAAAAAAGAACAATGGTCAGTTAAATTATACTTTGAATACTTTTACGGTAAACCACAACAAAGAGTAGACGTAACTACAAATGACGATAGTTTACACTTACCGTTAATAAACTTTGTAGATTCTGGAACTGAACAATAAATATCAAAAACTATTTGAGTCAGACTGTAGGTATTATATTATAACAGGTGGGCGTGGTTCAGGTAAGTCTTTTGCAGTAACAGTATTTCTTACTTTACTGACTATGTCAAAAAACATAAGGGTATTGTTTACACGTTATACAATGGTTTCTGCACACTTATCTATAATACCTGAATTTTTAGAAAAGATCAGTTTACTAGGATTTGAGAATATATTTGACATAAACAAGTCAGAGGTAGTAAACTTAGCAAATGGTAGTGACATACTATTTAGAGGTATAAAAACGTCTGCAGGTAACCAAACCGCAAGTTTAAAGAGTTTACAAGGTATATCTTGTTGGGTGCTTGACGAAGCAGAAGAACTAATTGACGAAAGCACATTTGACACTATAGATTTAAGTATACGAGAAAAGAAAGTACAAAACAGAATTATATTAGTATTAAACCCTGTTACAAAAGAACATTGGATATATAAACGATTTTTTGAAGAAAGAGGTGTACCACCTAGTTACAACGGTATAAAAGACAACGTTTGTTATATACACACAACTTATAAAGACAATAAACTAAACCTATCACAAAGTTTTTTAGATCGTATACAAGCTATACGCAAAAACAATATAAAAAAATACAATCATAATATACTTGGTGGTTGGTTAGACAAAGCAGAAGGTGTAGTATTTGAAAATTGGTCTATAGGTAAATTTAACCCTGATAACTTACAAACTTCTTGTGGTATGGATTTTGGCTTTTCTGTTGATCCTGACAGTTTAACTGAAGTAGCTATAGACAAAGCAAAGAACAAATTATATGTTCACGAACACATATATAAGAACGGACTAAAAACACACGAACTTGCAAAGATTATACTTGACAGAGTAGGTAACAAACTTATTGTAGCAGATAGTGCAGAACCTAGACTAATTGAAGACCTAAGACACAAAGGCGTAAATATAAGACCTGTAAAAAAAGGTACTATAGAAAGTGGTGTAACTCGTATGCAAGACTTTGAGTTAGTGGTAAGTCCTGAAAGTGTTAATATAGTAAAAGAACTTAACAACTATGTATACGCAGATAAAGGTTCTAAATTATACGTAGACAACTATAACCACGCAATAGACGGTATAAGGTACAACGTTATTTATCATTTAGACAACCCTAACGCAGGAAAATATTTTGTACAATAAGAAAAGGGTTGCTAAAAAGAATATAAAATGCACGCAACCCTTAAAGTTATTACAAATAAGATCAACAAATATACATTTTTAAACTAAATAAACAAATTTTCTATTATATATTATGCAAATCAAGGTCAATAAAAACAAGAAACAATACAAATACAAAATTAAAAGTTGGTCAGATGTTACACTTGACAAGTGGGTAAAACTTGTAAAAGCAGAAAAATTAACAGAAACTAAAAGCACAAAAGAAATTATACACATAATGTCTGATATGCCAAAAGAGTTGATTGACTCTTTGTCACTTATAGACGTTACAATTATAATAAAAGCTATTAGTAACTTACAAAGTAAAAAAACAAGTCAATTCAAAAACATTATACAAGTAGGTAAACAAAAATATGGTTTTATTCCAAACCTTGAAGAACTTACTTTAGGCGAATATGCAGACATTGAACACTTTATAAAACAGGGTATAGAGTCTAATATGCACAAAATAATGAGTGTATTATATAGACCTATCACAGAAACAGAAGGCGAATTTTATTCTATAGAAGCATACGACAATACAAGTATGAGGTTACGATCAAAGAAGTTTTTAGAAATGAAAGCAGAACAAGTAGAAGGTGCATTAGTTTTTTTTTGGACTTTAGGCAAAGAACTATTGACAACTTTGCAGTTGTATTTGAGCAAAAAGTTGGAGAAGGCGAAGCAACAGTTGACGAAAGATTTGCAAACAAATGGGGTTGGTTTGGCGTGATGTATAGATTAACAAACGGTGAAATAGTAAATTTAGAAAGAATAACAAAATTAGGTTTATATGAATGTTTGACTTGGTTAAGTTATGAAACAGACTTAAACGAAACACAAAAAACAAATTATGGTACAAAACAAAACGTATAATAATTTAGTAGATACTTTAGTACAATTAGGTACTAATCATTTACAAATCAAAACAGTAAGCACAGGTGACGTGTTTGAATTGGATTTAGAAAAAAACACTTTATTCCCTTTACTACATATAAACCCTGTAAACGTTATTGCAAGCAAATCACAGTTTACATTTAACTTTCAAATATTTGTTATGGACTTAGTAGAACCTGACGAAAGTAATGAACAAGAAGTATTAAGTGACTGTTTAAGTATATCTACAGACATTATAAGCACATTTAAACATGGGCAAAGTCTTAATCATTATTTAGCTACACACGGTGATACACCACAATATTTTGTTGATGACAATTTTACGCTAGAACCATTTACAGAAAGATTTGATAATTCAGTAACAGGGTGGGTATTTAATTTACCGATAATAGTTGAACAAGCATTTGAAAGTTGTAATATACCACAACCCACAACACAAATAGGAAAATGATAAAATTTAGAATAGGAAAACTTACAATAACATTAATACCACCAAAAATAAGCTATGAAATATGCAACTGTAATGACAAAGCTGCGTGCGATCGTTGTTAAGTTTGAGACTTACACAGACTATCCAAAAAGTGCAAGTAACAATGCAGCAAGAGCAATAAGAGAAAACGAAAAAATAAATAATAAATGTGCTACGCAGACAGGCAAAGTAAGAGCACAACAAATAGCACAAAAAAAACCTTTAAGTTTTAACACGGTAAAAAGGGTTTTTAGTTATTTAAAAAGAGCAAAAGCATACGACACAGGTGACTATACAAAGTGTGGTACAATAAGCTATAACTTGTGGGGTGGTGACAGTATGCTACGTTGGAGTGAAAGTAAAATAAAACAAGTAGAACAACAATTAGCAGAAATAGGTGAACGAGGTGGAGTAAGAAAAAGTCCTAAAGCACCTAAGTCAGACACACCTAACCCAAGACCAAAAGGTAAGGGTACTGCAAAAGGTGACGCAAGTACAAGTAGAGGTGCTAAAGTAAGCAAACAAGACTTAAAAACATTACAAAAAAAGTCAGATGACTTTAACAAAAGATATAAAAAGAAATTAGGGTATGGCGTAACAGTAGGACAACTAAAAGCAGTATTTCAACGAGGTCTAGGTGCGTTTAACACGTCACACAGTCCACGCATAAAATCACCTTCTCGTTGGGCATTTGCTCGCGTAAACGCATATTTATATTTAGTAAAAAATGGTAGACCACAAAACCCTAAATATACTACTGACTACGATTTACTACCTAAGAAACACCCAAAAAGTACAAAAAAATAATTAATTAATATGGCAAATTTAACAGTAACAATAACAGAAGACCTTATACTAAACGGATCAACTAGAGGTTCAACAAATCAATTGACGATTACAGGCATTGAAAGTGTTTTTGAAAGAGTAGTAACAATACCTGCAAATTCAGACGGCACGGTAGTATTAACAAAAGACACTATTGCAAGTTCTGACGGTGCAGTAGATATACAAGACACTAAATATATTAGAGTCACTAATTTGGATAGCACGAACAACGTCAATATATCTTTACAAATTGACGCAAATAATAATGATAGCGACCCTGAAAGAAGTGCTACTATATCACTACCTGCAGGGCATAGCTTTGTAATGGGTACACCACATGACGCTATAGCAGTAAATGATTCTACTGCAAGCATAGAAACTACTATGAAAGACTTAGAAAGTATAATAGTTGATAGTGCAGACCAAAATGTAACAGTAGAAGTATTTGTAGCAGGTGCGTAACGT